CCATGGACAGCATCACCCGCGATGTACTGGCCGGCGGCACCAACGTCATCTATGCGCCGAAGCTTTCCGCAGACGGCACCGAGACTGCTGTCACCAGCCGCAAGGCGCTGGACAAGAGCTGCACCCTGACCCCGAAGTTGTTCTTCCAGGCGGCGGCACAGCTGGGCGCGATGAACGCTGACCCCATCGGCGACAGCTACATCGCCATCATCCATCCCTACGCCGCCTACGACCTCAAGACCTGCAAGGAGTTCATCGAGGCCCACAAGTACGCCGACCCCGACACCATGTACCGCGGCGAGATCGGCAAGCTGGGCAACATCCGCTTCATCGAGACCAGCGAGGCGAAGATCTGGAAGAACGCTACCTGTCCGGAGGGTCTGGCCGTCTTTGGCACCCTCGTGCTGGGCGCCCACGCCTACGGCGTCACCGAGCTGGAAGGCGGCGGACTGGAGCACATCGTCAAGCAGCTGGGCTACGGCGACGATCCGCTGAACCAGCGTGCCTCTGTGGGCTGGAAGGGTATGCGCGCCGCCGAGCGTCTGGTGGAGCAGTACATGGTGCGCATCGAGAGCGTGTCCAGCTATTCCACCACTGCGGCGGCAAACTGAGCAGAAAGGAGAAGCTATGGCAGAAAAAAAGAATGTCCGCATCCGGCTGTTCAAGGACAACAGCCGGTACAAGGGCGATCTGTTCGTGAGCGTCAACGGCGTGAACTACAAGATCCGCCGGGGCGTGGAGGTGGAAGTGCCGCCTGAGGTGGCCGAGGTGCTGGAACACAGCCAGCAGCAGGACGAGTACACCGCCGCCCGCATCGCTGCGGCAGAGACTGCGGCCCAGTAAAATAAGACAA